ACGACGCCCTGTCGGCATACACGAAGAAGTACGGCCAGCCCCAGAAGGCGGATCAGGATCAGTTGGAAGCGATGTTCCGCAGTCAGTATCGGACGAGCAGATCCGGGAGATGATGGCCGACCCGGGCAACTTCGTGCGCAAGACAGCGGACGACTATGCCCAGCGGTACACAGGCTCACCCTATGAGCTTCCCAAGATCCCCGAGTCCTCGCTGGCCAAGCAGTCGGCCATCGGTCGCACCTTCCAGTTGGCCGCAGAGGATGACCCCAAGTACAAGAGCGCGGTCTTCGATGCCTACGCCAAGAAGTACCCCGACCTCGTCGAGCAGACCGGCGCACAGAACTACGACCAACTGATGGAGGCCGCGTACCGGCAGTTGGCCATGGAGACGGAGAAGCAGTTCCGCTCCCTGCCCATCAACATGTCGTACCACCGACAGGGCGAGGGCAACTACACCTCGAGCGGCCAGATGCTCAAGGACATCTACGGCAATCGCCACATGTACGTCTACCAAGGCGGTGACCCCCACGACTTTCTGAACCTGATCGACCCGCAGACCGGCTTGAACACCAACGAGATGTTCCGGGCCGTGCATGACTTCTATGGCCACGCCATCCACGGCAACCAGTTCGGCCCCAAGGGCGAAGAGGTGGCATGGGCCGCACACAGCAAGATGTTCTCCCCGCTCGCTCGCATCGCCATGACCAGCGAGACCCGTGGCCAGAACTCCTTCGTCAACTACACCCCGCTCAACGCCGAGTTGAAGGCCCAGATCAGCAAGCTGGACGAGGCCATCATGGACGCCAAGCGCAAGCGCCGCACCGAGGACGTCAAGATGCTCGAGGACGCCAAGAAGGGCGTCTGGGCCGAGTTCCAGTTCGCGCCCCAGAAGAGCGTGATCCTGCCGCCTGAGTTCCTCGACCTCGAGTACAAGGGTGGCATGCCCAGCTACATCCAGCCGCTGGTCAAGCCTGAGGCGGGCACCACCGCCGCGTCTGAGTTGACCCACTTCAGCCACAGCCCCGACATCGAGATCATCGACCCGACCCGGTACGGCACCGGCATCAAGGGCCGCGAGATGGAGCGCCTGACAGGCACCGAGAACCCGGTGATGGAGCGCTCTTACTTCTACACCGGCGAACCCGGCTCCGTGCGTCCTGAGCCCGGTCTGGGCATCAACCGCTACGGTGCCCGCAGTGAGGGCCTGTACGACGTCGCCGCCGACCCGATGAACTTCCGCAAGCTGGCCACCGAGGCCAACCGCACCCCGTTCACGGCCAAGTACAACCAAGGCATCACCGACCCCAGCCAGTCCTTCACCGACGTGGAGCGCATGGCCAAGGAGTACGGCTACGAGGGCCTGATGAACCCCCAGCAGGGCACGGCCATCATGTACCAGCCCACACCGGTGCGCCGCTACTCGTGGGGCGGCTTCGTTGGCCAAAGCCCGGACGGCACCGAAGGCATCCAGACCCCATTCAACACCACGCCCGACATGGCCGACGGCGGACGCCTGATTGCTGACACGGAACTGAACCGCTACGCCGCTGGCGGGCTGGCCCACTTCGACCGTGGCGGCGCGGCCAAGAAGGAGGTCAAGGAGTGGCTCAAGGGTGCCATCGACAGCCTGACCAAGAAGTTCGCCGACGACGCTGACAAAGCGAAGTCAAAGCCAATCGCAACCGAATCGGTTATCTCGAGCACCATCGCCAAGTCGGCGGACGAGATCGCCAAGGCCAACCCGAAGCTGTCCGAGGCAGAGATCGCCAAGAAGGCCGAGCGCGACGCCTTGGCCAAGCTCAAGTGGGAGCGGCAGGAGAAGCCCGCCATCGAGAACCGGTATGGCAAGCTGGCCCGCTCGAGCTACGACGATCCCCGGGCCAAGCGCCTGCGCAACGTGCCCGAGGTGGTCGAGGAACGCGCCAGCAAGGCCGAGCAGTTCTTGGCCCAGCCCACAGAGCCGTGGACGCCTCCCAAGCCCGAACTGCAGGCCTTCGACCGCTCCCTCATCAAGGACGCGCTGGAGGGCTTCCCGGGCGTCGAGCAGAGCCGCTTCCCCCGCTACCAGCCTGCCCGGGCCGACACCGGCTACATCGACGAGATCTACGACGACCCACGCAACCGCGCCCTGATCGAGAAGCAGATCAAGCGCGGCCTGCCGCTGGGTGGCGAGACCTTCTACGCCAGCCTGTACCCACTCAAGGTCGCGGCCATGGAGCGCGGCATCCCCGCAGAGAAGTTCGAGCAGTTCGTCTACCAGACCGCCCCGGCCAGCGCCCGCAACTCGATCATGAACGAGATGGCCGTGGGCCAGTTCCTGCGCGACATGAACGCCCGGGGCTTGCCGCTGGACGAGAAGACCGTGGCCGAGGAGATGGGCAAGTTCAAGAGCCAGTACGGCACGGGCCTGCCCCTGATGCCCGTCCACCGCGAGGGTGTGCGTCAGGTCATCGAGGGTGGCCAGAACATGCGCGACCTTGTGAAGGCCGACATCCCGACCAACTACAAGATCCCGACCTATGGCACCCAGAAGGCTGGCGACTTCGGCAAGAGCATGGTACTCGACGTCCACGAGTCCGCTGGCCAGACGCAGGGAAGCCGCTACCACCCGTACTTCACCGAGCAAGGCGGCTTCGGGCCGACCGAGTACGGGCTGGCCGAGAGCAAGATGCTGGACATCGCCAACGAGATGGGCATCCCCGGAGGCATGGCGCAGGCTGGCCGCTGGTTCGGTGGTGGTGAGTTGACCGGCCTGAAGTCACCCCGAGGCGACGCCCTTGACCTGCTGGAGCGCCAAGCCGCGTACACCATGCAGGGCCTTGGCCTCAAACCCACACCGAAGATGATCCGCGAGTATGTCCTTGACATGATCGAGAGCGGTCGCGGTGTGCTGATGCCGTATTACAAGTCGGAGGCGATGCCCGACTATCGAACCCAGAAAAAGAAGGGCGGTGCCGTACGATCCGGCCTGTCCGCCTTAGAACATGCGAGGGCATAACCCATGGCCACAGAATTTCCAATCGAACAAGACTACAACCGCTTCGTTGACGGCATGCCGCAAGACGGTGGCGCAGAAGAGGGCGGCGTTGAAGTTGAAGTCGATCTCGACGACAGCGAACTTGAGGAGCTACCCGACGGCTCCGTCGTCGTTCACATGGACACCAAGGGGCCGATGGAGAACGAGGACTTCTACCAGAACCTCGCCGACAGCGACTCCATCGACATCCTCGACCTCAAGGGCATGGCCCTGCGCTACATCGAACTGGTCGAGAAGGACAAGGAAGCCCGCAAGCAACGCGACAAGCAGTACGAAGAGGGCATCAAGCGCACCGGCATGGGCAACGACGCCCCCGGCGGCGCGACGTTCTCTGGTGCCAGCAAGGTGGTTCACCCGATCATGGCCGAGGCCTGCATCGACTTCGCCGCTCGCGCCATCAAGGAGATGTTCCCGCCTGACGGCCCGACCAAGACCAAGATCCTCGGCGACGTAGACGAGGAGAAGACCGCGATTGCCGAGCGCAAGCGCGACTTCATGAACTGGCAGTTGACCGAGCAGATCGAAGAGTTCCGCGACGAGGAAGAGCAACTGATGACCCAGTTGCCGCTGGGTGGCTCGCAGTACCTCAAGCTCTGGTACGACGACAAGAAGAAGCGCCCCTGCGCCCAGTTCCTGCCCATCGACAACGTGCTCCTGCCCTTCGCCGCTGGCAACTTCTACACGGCCCAGCGTGTGACCGAGGTGGACGACATCAGCGAGTACGAGTTCAAGCGCCGCATCGCCTCGGGCCTGTACCGCGACCACAACTACATCCGCGCCTCGATGGATCCCGAGCCGACTGCCGCGCAGAAGGCCACTGACAAGGTCGAGGGCAAGTCGCCCAACGACAACGAGGACGGCATCCGCCGCGTGTACCACATCTACTGCTGGATGGAGGTCAAGGGCGACAACTACGCCAAGGGCGAGATGGCCCCCTACATCCTGATGGTCGACGAGATGGAGACCGAGGTGCTGGGCCTGTACCGCAACTGGGAAGAGGGCGACGAGACGATGACCAAGCTCGACTGGATCGTCGAGTTCAAGTTCATCCCGTGGCGCGGCGCTTACGCTGTGGGCCTGCCGCACATCATCGGTGGCATGTCCGCCGCCCTGACCGGTGCGCTCCGCGCTCTGTTGGACAGCGCACACATCAACAACGCGGCCACCCTGCTCAAGCTCAAGGGGGCCAAGGTCTCCGGTCAGAGCCAGCAGGTGGAGGTCACGCAGGTGGCCGAGATCGAAGCCGCCCCGGGCGTGGACGACATCCGCAAGCTGGCCATGCCCATGCCATTCAACCCGCCCTCGCCGGTGCTTTTCCAGCTTCTGGGCTGGCTTACGACCGCCGCCAAGGGGGTGGTGACCACTGCCGAGGAAAAGATCGCCGACGTGAACTCCAACACGCCGGTGGGCACCACGCAGGCCCTGATCGAGCAGGGTGCGGCGGTGTTCTCCTCCATCCATGCCCGCCTGCACGAGTCGCAGGCCCGCGTCCTGCGCGTCCTGAGCCGCATCAACCGCTGGTATCTGGACGACATGCGCCGTGGCGAGGTGGTCGAGGATCTGGACATCAAGCGCGACGACTTCGCCCGCATCACGGACGTGATCCCGGTGAGCGACCCGCACATCTTCTCCGAGACCCAGCGCATGGCCCAGACGCAGGCCGTCATGGCGCTGATGGAGAAGCACCCCGACCTGTTCAACCGCCGTGCCGTGATCCAGCGCTTCCTCAAGCAGATCAAGGTGCCCGGTGTCAACGAACTGATGACGGACGTGCCGCCCCCGGCCAAGATGGACGCGGCCAACGAGAACGTGGCCATGTCGATTGGCCAAGCCGCCTTCGCCTACCCTGAGCAGGATCACCTCGGCCACATTCAGGCCCACCTTGACTTCGCAAAGAGCCCGATCTTCGGCGGCAACCCTGTGATCGCCCCGGGTCTGTTGCCCAAGATGGTCGAGCACATCAAGCAACACCTCGTGCTGTGGTATCTGAACCGCATGAACGGCTACGTCAACAAGTCGCTGGGCCAGAAGCTGGACGACTACGAGTTGATCGAGGATCCCAAGGACGTGGACAAGCTCTTTGGCGCGGCCAGTCAGCATGTGGCCATGGACGCCGAGCAGACCCTGCAGGGCATCATGCCGGTCATCCAGCAGATGGTCGAGGGCCTGCAGAAGTTCAAGCCCCAACCGCAACTCACGCCAGACGCGCAGGTTCTGCTCCAGACCAGCATGGCCGAGACCCAGCGCCGTCAGGCTCGCGATCAGGCCGAGCTTGGCTTGAAGGACAAGCAGTTGGCCGCGAAGATCCAACTGGACATGGACAAGATGAATCGCGACTACGAAGAAGCGATGGAAGAACAACGTCTCCGCCTCGCCATTGCAGTGGGCGACATGGAGACCAAAGAACGCATCGAAACAGCCCGACTCACGCGGGATGCGGCCCGATTGAAATTCGATCAGGACAAGACTGCTTTCAACCCAACCTCAGGAGGCTTAAATGGCTACCAGTGATCAAGAGCAAAAGAGTATCAACGTGCCCCAGCACAAGCGCATCGCCATGGGCGAGAAGCTCGACGGGCAATCCATGAACCCCAAGGGTGGCAACAGCCAGCCTGCGAGCAAGGGAGGCCTGAGCCAAGCGAAGAAAAAATAAACACACCCCATGGCAACACTAGGAGATCTGATCGGCGGGATCAAGGCATCGCAGGCTGAAATAGCCTCGTCCATGGCGCGTGGTAATGCGCCGAATTGGGATGTCTATCAACGTCTGGTCGGTAAGTACGAGGGACTGCAAGAAGCTCTCGACATTTTGAATAACCTGATAAAGGAAGAAGAAGATGAATGAACCGGTAGTGGCTGACGCCGCTGAATTGGCTTGGGCTTTTCCGAGCGTAGACCCCGGTGCCAAACCTCTTGGCGGACGCATTCTTGTGCAATTGCGCCGCACCAAAAAGAAGGCAACGAGTGCTGGGATTATCTTGGTCGAAGAGACCAAGGAAACCGAGAAGTGGAACAACATGGTGGCCAAGGTCGTTGAGATCGGCCCGCTTGCGTTCAAGCATCGCGAGACCATGCTCCCATGGCCAGAAGGCTCATGGTGCGAGGTCGGCGACTACATCCGCGTCCCCAAGTGGGGCGGAGACCGTTGGGAGGTAAAAGTCCCCGGTGATGATGACCATGAAGACCCCGCGCTCTTCATGATCTTGAACGACCACGAGGTGATCGCACGGGTCACCGGTAACCCACTCGAGATGAAGGCATTCCTATGAGCACTGAAAAAGACGAAGACCTTGTTGTGATCGAAGAGAAAGACGGTTCCGTCACCGTCGATCTGCCTGAGCACCTCGCTGTCGAAAGCGATGACGACGATCAGGACAACGGCCAAGGCCAGCATGCCAATGCTGACGACGCAGACGACGACCACGACCGCGAAGGTGACACCGAGGCGATCCGCGAGGCACGACGTGCCCGCCGCCGCGCCAAGAAGGAGTACATCAAGCGCACCAATGAGGAAAAAGACCAGAAGCTCATGTTGCTTCAGCGTCAGAACCAAGAACTCATGGAGCGCCTGTCTGTCGTGGAGCGCAAGACCCACGGTGCAGATCTTGCCCGATTGGACAAAGCCATCGAGGACGAAGAACTGCGCATGCAGTATGCCCAGCGCAAGATGCAGGAGGCCACCGACAACTCTGACGGTCGCGCCTTCACTCAAGCGCAGGAACTGTGGTACGAAACGCGCCGCAAGCTGGAGGCCATGAAGGGCGTCAAGCAAAAAGCCGCCGAGTCCATGACCAACGACGCAGGCCCCGCCAACCCCAAACTGGTTCGCTTGGCCAACTCGTGGATGGACAAGAACGACTGGTATGACCCCAACGGTGGGGACGAGGATTCCCAGATCGCCAAGATCATCGACAGCCGCATGGCCGCTGAAGGTTGGGATCCTTCCAGTCAAGATTACTGGGACGAGCTTGACAATCGCTTGCAAAAACGCTTACCACATCGGTATACTCAAACACAAGACGAACCATCCAGAAGGAGCAGACCTAGTAGAAGTATCGTGACGGGTTCTGGGCGTGAATCATCGGGCAGTCGCGCAAGCGGCAGTTCCTTTGTTCTTTCACCCGAACAAGTGCGAGCAATGAAGGACGCAGGATTTTGGGATGACCCTGTCAAGCGTTCCAAGATGATCAAACGATACGCCCAAGAGGCACGAAACAACGCTAGGAGCTAAACATTATGGATTCCCGTCTCAAAAAAAATCTTTCCGCAGGTGGTCGTGAGAATCGATCTTCATCCGATCTGTCTCGTGCCGCCCCCGAAGAGAAGTTCATGTCAGCGCAGGAGCGTCGCAAGATGTGGAGCGATGAATGGACACAAAGTGCCTTGCCAAAGGTACCCGAACTTGACGGCTGGCACTTGTGCTGGCTTTCGACCACCAACGGCTACGACAGTATCGATAAGCGGTTCCGGCTCGGTTATGTGCCGGTCAAAGCGGAGGAGTTCCCGGGCTTTGAGAATTACCGCGTAAAGGCTGGCGAGCACGTCGGTTTTATCGCTTGCAATGAAATGATCCTGTGCAAACTTCCCATGGAGGTTTATCAGGAAGTCATGTTGCAGATGCACCATGACGCACCGATGGAAGAGGCGGACAAAATCAAAGTCCAAATCGAAAATCTTCAGGGCAATCGCGATAGCCAAGGCAGAAGTCTTGGTCAGGTCGAGGGTGAGGGTTTTGGCAACTTAGACCGAACCGTCCAAACCCCAACCTTCCATGGGTGAGGACAACTCAACAAGGAGTTAACATGAGTGCAACCTCTGCTCCGTTCGGCCTGCGCCCTGCGTTCCATCCCTCTGGTCTGGATCGCGCTCAGGCGCTTGCTGGCGGTATCGCGTCGGGCTACGGCACCGACATTCTGAAAGGCCAACCGGTCAAGCTCAATTCCAGCGGCGTCCTCGTTGTCGCCGCCGCAGGCGATGCCTTCCAAGGCGCATTCGCTGGCGTGGAGTGGACTGACACCACTGGTCGTCGTCGCGTCTCGAACAACTGGCCTGCCTCTACGGCATACCAGACCGGTTCGTGCGTCGCCTACTTCTACAACGATCCCAACATCGTGTATGAAATCCAGTGCGACGGCTCGCTGGCACAGACCTCTGTCGGTGACATGGCTGATCTGAGCAACACCACTGCTGGCTCGACCGTTACCGGTCTGTCGCAATGCACACTGTCCTCGACCCTCGTGGGCGCAGGCAACAGTGCTCAGATGCTGATCCGTGATCTGGCTCCCTACCCCGACAATGCTTGGGGCGATGCGTACACGATTGTGCGCGTAACCATCAACGAGTCGCAGTTCAATGCGTCCGTGAACGCTATCTAAGAAAGGAGAGTGAATCATGGCCGCTCCGATGCGCAGTACCGACTTTCGCTCGATTGTCGAACCCATCCTGAACGAGTGCTTTGACGGCGTGTACGACCAACGTACCGACGAATGGAGCCGTGTCTTCCGTGAACAAGAAGGCATCCCTCGTAACTACCACGAAGAACCCGTCCTGTACGGTTTTGGTGCCGCTCCCCAGTTGCCTGACGGCTCGCCTGTCAGCTACCAACAGGGTGGTGTGCTCTTCCTCAAGCGCTACGTCTACAACGTGTATGGTCTGGCCTTCGCGCTGACCAAAGTGCTGGTGGAAGACGGTGACCACATCCGTATCGGTCAGGTGTACGCTCGTCACCTCGCCCAGTCCCTGATCGAGACCAAGGAAACGCTGTCTGCCAACGTGCTGAACCGCGCTTTCAACGCCTCGTACCCCGGTGGCGACGGCGTGGCACTGAACAGCGCTTCGCACCCCATCGTCAACGGTACCGCCAGCAACCTGCTGGCCACTGCCGCCAACCTGTCTCAGACCTCTCTCGAGCAGATGTTGATCCAGATCCGTCAGGCTGTGGACAACAACGGCAAGAAGATCCGTCTGGTGCCCCGCCAACTGGTGGTCGCTCCGGGCAACGTCTTCCAAGCCGAAGTTCTGCTGAAGAGCGTTCTGCGCTCTGGCAACGCGAACAACGACATCAACCCCATCAAGTCGATTGGCTTGCTGGACGAGGGTGCCGCTGTGATCTCGCGTTTGACCAGCGCGACCGCATGGTGGGTGCAGACCGATGCTCCTGAAGGCATGAAGCTGATGATGCGCCGTCGTCTTGAGAAAACCATGGAAGGTGACTTCGAAACCGACACCATGCGTTACAAGGCAACGGAGCGTTACGACGTTGGCTTCACTGACTGGCGTGCCATGTACGGCACTCCGGGCGTCTAAATAAAGTTGGGGGGCTTCGGCTCCCCGCTTCACAGGAGAACGATATGTCGCAAACTTACTTCGGTTCCGCTTTGCGCTCGGGTTCCGGTACGTTGACTGACACCACTGACGGCGGTTTCGTCGTCTTGATGCAGACAACCACTGTGACCACGAACGCAGACGGCACCGCATCCAGCGCCAGCGTCGTCATCCCTTCCGGTTCTCAGATCGTTGACATCCTCATCGATCAAGTACAGAACGAGGTTGTGGGTGGTGGCTCTGCTACCGCGATCAACGCAACCGTTGGCACTGCCGCCGCTGGTACTCAGTACCTGTCGGCCACGGATGTCATCGGTGGTGGTCGCGCCGCACTGACTTTTACAGCCGCTCAGTTGGCCGCGATGGCTGACGTTGGTGCCAACACCAGCGTCTTCCTCACTGTCGATCCGAACGGAACGATCAGCACAACTCAGGGCATCTACCGCTTCACCGTGGTATACGCTCAGAAAGGTTGAGGCGAATCATGGGCCAATTCAAACCTATGGTCAAAATGATGACCACTGAGCCTTCAGTCGAACTGAAGCTCAAAAAGGGTGGCTCCGTGAAAAAGGCTGACGGCGGCATGATGGGGGCACCCGCTCCCGCTATGCCTGCCGCGATGCCTGCTCGCGGTGGCTCCATGCCCGCCGCCGCCCCCGGCAAGCCGTCCATGATGGCTCGCCGTCGTGCGATGAAGGGTATGCCTGCAGGTGCTGGCCCAGCCGCGCCTGTCGGCATGGCCGCTCGCATGATGAAGGAAGGCGGCGAATCCAAAGCCGAGCACAAGTCGGAAATGGCCAAGATGGCCAAGACCGCCAAAGCGCTCAAAGAGCATGCCGACAAACCCGCGTCCAAGGCCCACAAAGGCCTGAAGACCGGCGGCGTGGTCAACGGCCAAGGTGGCTTCAAAGCTGGTGGCATCATCAACACTGAAGGCCAAGGCGGCAAGTACCGCAACACCAAGATGGACACGGCTACGCCCGATCACTCGCCTGCCAAAACTGGCGGCGTGAAGATGGGCAACGGCGGTGGCTATGCGACTGGTGGCGTGGCGAAGGCAAACGGCGGTGGCTACAAAAAAGGTGGTGCCGCAAAAAAAGCCTACGCCACGGGGGGACTTGTTGACGACGGTCGTCCCGTGGCGATGCCCCAAGGCCGCAAGCCTGCACCGAAACCAGTGAGCATCACTGCTCTTTCGGGCACCTACAAGGCTGGCGGTAAGGTCTCTCCCACTCCCGCTCAGAAACGACTGCAAAAGTCGTTCGAGGAGGAAAACAAAGAAGCCGTGCGCGACTCCAAGCGGAACACTCGCGAGAAGTACGCAGACGGCGGATCTGTCCCTTCTGACGTTCAAGATCAGTTGATGGATGCCAAGAATGCCAAGGCATACAAGAACTGGGAGAAGTCAGAGCGTGAAGAGAACGAAGCCATGCGCGGTGCAATCCTCGGCGCTCCAAAGCGCATGATGGAGGGCATCAAAGGCCTCTTCGGCAAGAAGACACCTGAAGGCAGTGTGACCAAGACTGAAAAGTCTGTGACTGTCACACCAGCTAAAAAGCGCGGCGGACGAGTCTGCTGAACTTGGTGGGGGCTTCGGCCCCCGCTTTTAATTGGGGATAGACATGAAGGTACAGACCGTATCAAGAACGGGAGTTGGATCGACCGACGCGATTGTGATCAACACAAACGTGACGCCGATCAACATCGGTTTTGCAGTCATTGTGACTGGAACCGTGAACTACTCCGTGCAATTTACTTACGACGACCCCGCGACCGGCTTCACGACGTGGTTTGATGACGCGACCATCACCAGCAAGACCGGCAACGAAGATGGGTATCTGAATTTCCCGATCACCGGGCTGAAGGTGTTGGTGAACTCCGGCTCCGGCTCTGTGACCATGAAGGTTGTTCAAGCAGGGATTGCGTGATGGGCACTTACTCCTCCGCCACTCGACAAGGTGCCTACGAGCCGTTTGACCTGCAGGTCGCTCGTGGGCAAATTGACGGCCACAGCACAGTCAACATCTACGGCTACCAGCCGAGCGTGGGCACCACGTCCATTCCAGTCTGGGAGAACGCCACGGCCTACACCTACCCGTCGTCGGCCATTACGATGTACCTGTCTGGGAGCAATGGCGACACGGCGCAGATCCTGATCGTTGGCTTGGATGCCAGCTACGCGCCGATCTCGGAGACCGTGACCCTCAATGGCACCACGCCGGTCGCAACCACCAAGCAGTACCTGCGCATCAACTCCATGACGGTGTCGGTGGGCAGTGCCACGAACCCTGCTGGCATCGTGTACCTGAAGAATCAGGCTGGCTCGGCCACCTACGCCCAGATCAACGCTGGCGTGGGCCGCACTCAGGCGGGCATCTACACCGTGCCTGCTGGCTTCACCTATTTCCTCGAGCGAGTGAACATCTACACCTCGCTCAACGGCAATGACTACGTCACCTACGTCAACAAGACCATCAGCCCTGCTGGCGTGGTGCAGTTGACTCAGCAAGCGCCATTCGCAACCAGCTACGAGGCCCGCCGTGTGATGCCTCGTCCATTCCTCGAGAAGACCGACATCCAGTTGATGGCCAAGGTTCAAACGGGTACTGGTGCTGTGGCAATCGCCCAAGAGGGCTATCTCATCAAGAACCCGGACTGATCATGCCAGCGACCAGCAAATCCCAGTTCCGCCTGATGAAGGCAGTCGAGCACAACCCCAAGATCGCCAAGAAGGTCGGGATTAGTCCTGACATCGCGGGCGAGTTCACGCAGTCGAACAAGGGCAAGAAGGCCTACGACAAGCTCCCAGAGCGCATGAAGAAGGGTGGCCCGAGTCTGGCTGTGGGTCGCGGCGAGAAAATGCCTGTGGAGCGCGGTGCTGGCCTGACGGCCAAGGGTCGCGAAAAGTACAACCGGGAGACCGGCTCAAAATTGAAGGCTCCGCAACCCCAAGGAGGCCCTCGTCGGGACTCTTTCTGCGCGAGAATGGAGCCTGTAGCGAAAAAAAGCGACGAAGGAAGCCGTTCACGAGCCTCCATGAAGCGCTGGAACTGCCCGGGATGGTGAGGTAAACATGGCTTACTCAGGAACTGTCGGCACAACCGTCATCCAAGTTCAGACCCTGATCGATCACGGGGCGCGTCGGTGCGGGAAATTGGCCGAAGAGTTGACCTCTGAGCAGGTTCTGAGTGCCCGCGAGTCGCTGTTTTTCCTGCTCTCGAACCTGATCAACATCGGCATCCAATACTGGGCCATCGACAAGAAGGTCTACGGCCTCACTGCCGACAATTACATCTACAAATTGCCCCTCGGTGGCAACGACGTGCTCCAAGCGCTGTACCGCAAGATGAATCGGCCCACGCCGAACAGCACTGGCGGGTACGCATCAAGCGCTGGCGGCATCGTCGGCAACGCTTTTGACTCGAACATTGACACACTCTGCACACAAACCAGCGCCAACGGCAACATCTCGGTCGACTTTGGCACCAACAACCCGGTCTATGTGGGTTCCATCGGCATCCTGCCGGGAGTTTCTGGCACGTTCAACGCGGTTCTTGAGTATTCCGCCGACGGAATCACTTGGAGCACACTTTACGACCCCGGCGAGACCGTCTGGGTCAACGATGAATGGCTCTGGTACGACATTGAAGCTGGCCAAACCGTCCAGTTCTACCGAATCCGCGAGACTGGTGGCAACACCCTAGTCTTGCGCGAGCTTTTCTTCGGCAACAACTCGACCGAAGTGACCATGGCTCGCCTGAACCGGGACGATTACACCAACCTGCCCAACAAAAACTTCACGGCCAACCAGCCGTACCAGTACTGGTTCAACCGCACCATCCCTCAAGCCGAAATTTGGCTCTGGCCGGTGCCCTCTGACCCCTTCATCCAGATGACGGTGTGGTACTCGCGCCAGATCATGGACGTGGGCGACCTGTACGGTGAGTTGGAGATCCCCGCACGGTGGTTCTTGGCCGTGCAATCCATGCTGGCCCACCAGATGAGCATCGAGTTGCCCGGTGTGGCGCTGGATCGCATCACCTATCTCGAGGGTCAGGCCGAGAAATACCTCAACCAAGCCGAGCAGGAAGAGCGCGACAAGTCGCCGATCTACTTCGCGCCCGGTATCGGCGTCTACACGAGGTAACCATGCCGCGATTCCTTGACACCGAAGGCCTCTCAGACATCGCCATCGCCGTATGCGACCGATGCAAGATGAAGCGCGTCCACGCGGAGATGCGCCCAGACCCCAATTTCCCGGGTCTGCAGGTCTGCGGCCAAGGATGCGCTGACGAGTTCGACCCCTACCGCCTGCCAGCCCGCAAAACCGAACGGATAACGATTCGGTTTCCGCGCCCTGATGTGTCGGTGGCCGTCGATCCCAACAACCTGACGGTCGGGGAGGCCTACGGCGGCACGGTGATCTCCACAGAGGGGAACACTGACACGCCTGAGAACAACGGCAACCTCGACGGACTCGAGATCCAGCCCTGACATGCCAAATTTAACCATCTCCCAACTGCCTGCGGCTGGCCCGATACTCGGGGATGAACTCGTCCCCATCGTTCAGAACGGCCAGACCCTTCGCACGACCGCGCAGGCGCTTGCCGCGTCTCCGTCGCAGTCCCAGACCTTCCTGACGCTCAATCAGGAGCCCACTTTGCCCAACAGCCGCCGCCTTTCTGGCGGTACTGGCATCGGTTTGGTCGATGGCGGGGCCTTGTCGACCCTCCAGATCACGCTCAACGGCACCTCTGGGGCTTTGGAGGGTGCAGGTACAGGGATCATCGTAAAAACCGGCTCTGGGGCTGTTTCTGCGCGTTCTGTGGCGGTTTCTGGCACCGGTTTGGCCGTGGCCAACGCATCCGGTGTGTCCGGTAACCCCACTTTGTCGCTGGATGGGCTGATTTCGGCCATTGCGCAGGTCGGCGGCACCGGTTTGCTGGCCATCCAGAACGGAACCACCGCCGGTGGGGTGCAGATCCTCGGCTACGGCGGTCAGATTCAAGTCAGCAACGGCAACGGGCAGGGCGGAAACCCCCTGATCCAGCTTGTGGACAACCCGGTCATCCCGGGCACGGCTGGCATGGTTGTCCCGCTGGGCACCAGCGCTCAGGAGCCCGTGGGTACCCCGGGCCAGTTCCGTTTCAACACCACCTCGCAGACCTTTGACGGGTACGCGGCTGGCCAGTGGCGTCAATTCTCGCTGGCGGGCGGTGTGAGCACCTTTAGCGCGGGCAACACCGGCTTCACGCCCTCTACCCCTACCTCCGGCGCGGTGACCCTCGACGGCGTCCTGAACGCGGCCCATGGCGGCACCGGTGTGGACAACGGCACCAGCACCATCACCATCGGCGGCAATCTGGCCTTCTCTGGGGCCTACGGCGTCACGTTCACGGCCACCAACACCACCAGTCTGACCCTGCCTACCACCGGCACCTTGGCCACGCTGGCGGGCTCCGAGACCTTGACCAACAAGACGATGTCGGGGTCTTCGAACACGTTTTCGAACATCGCCAACGCCAGCCTAACGAACTCGTCGGTGACCTACAACGGCGTCACCGTGGCGCTGGGTGCGTCCGGCACGATCACGGCCACCACCACAAACGCGCTGACTGTCGGCACTGGCCTGCAGTTGAACTCCGGCACGACGTTCGATGGCTCTGCGGCCAGAACGATCAGCATCGACAGCACCGTCGTGACCCTCACCGGCACCCAGACGCTGACCAACAAGACGCTGACCTCGCCGGTGATCTCGACCATCGTCAACACTGGCACCCTGACCCTGCCGACCAGCACCGACACGCTGGTGGGCCGCGCCACAACCGACACACTGACCAATAAGTCGATCAGCGGCTCAACCAACACCCTGAGCAACATCGGAAACGCCTCGCTGACCAACAGTTCGATCACGATCGGCTCGACCTCGGTGTCGCTGGGCGGCACGATCACCACGTTCGTGGGCACGTCGATCTCTGGATCTGACAACACGCTAACGAACATTGGCAACGGCTCGCTGGTCAATTCGACGATCTCGTTCACCTACTCCGGCGGCATCTCTGGCTCGTCCTCTGTGGCGCTGGGAAGCTCGAACGCGCTGTCGCTGTCGAACATCCCGAACGCCTCGCTGGCCAACAGCGCGGTGACCATCGGCACGACATCAATCTCGCTGGGTGCTTCATCGCTGACCCTCGGTGGCCTGACCTCTGTGGCTGTGACGCAAGACCCTGTGTCGGCCTTGCAGTTGGCCACCAAGCAGTATGTGGACACGCTGGTGTCTTCAGGCATCACCTTCCACACGCCGGTCAAGTACGAGGTGCCCAACAGCACCGGCAACCTGAATGCCACCTACAACAACGGCACCGCCGGTGTGGGGGCCACGCTGACCAATGCCGGTACGCTCGTCGCTTTCACGCCCGATGGCGTCGTGGCGCAGGCTGGCGACCGCATCCTGATTTACAACCAGACCAATCAGTTCGAGAACGGCGTCTACACCGTGACCACGGTGGGCAACGGCTCGACCGCTTGGGTGCTGACTCGCGCCACGGACGCTGACACCTACGCTCTCAAGAGCCCCAACGGGCTGGGTGAGGGTGATGCGTTCTTCATCCAGAGTGGCAACACTGGTGCTGGTGAGACCTACGTTTGCAACACGTCGGGCACGATCACATTCGGCACCACGGCGATCACTTTCGCTCAGGTGTCCGCATCGCAGGTTTACTCTGCCGGTACGGGCCTGACATTGACGGGAACCCAGTTCAGCCTCTCCACCCCAGTGGCTGTCAATTTGGGTGGATTGGGTTTGTCGAGCTACACCGCAGGAGATCTGATCTATGCGTCTGCCTCGACGACTTTGTCTAAACTTGCACTGGGGACACAGGGATACGTCCTGACGGCTGGAGCGACTGGGCCGGAATGGAGCGGGATCTCTGGGGGAACTTTCTGAGGAATCGATATGGCCGCAACAAACTTCACACCGATCCAGCTTTACCACTCGACCACTGCGTCTGCCGCTCCGACGGCTGGCAATCTGGCCAACGGTGAACTGGCCATCAACATCACCGACGGCAAGTTGTTCTACAAGGACAACGGCGGTACGGTGCGGGTGCTCGCAACCAAGGGCACAGGCACCATCGGTGGTTCGAACAACCAAGTCCAGTACAACTCGAGCGGTGCGCTCGCTGGCTCCGCGAACTTCACGTTCGACGGCACGACCGCGACGATCAACACCCTGAACCTCACCACGGTGCTGGATGAGACCTACGGCGGCACGGGCAACACCTCGTACGCCACCGGTGACCTGCTGTACGCCTCTGCGGCCAACACGCTGTCCAAGCTCACTGTGGGCACCAACGGCTACATCCTGACCTCCAACGGAACCATCCCGACGTGGACGGCTGGCTCGAGCATCTCGGTCAACACCGCCACCAACTTGGCTGGTGGTCTGGCTGGCTCTGTGCCCTACCAGTCCGGCGCTGGCGCGACGACCTTCCTCGGCATTGGCGCGGCCAACCGGGTGCTGACATCCTCTGGCACTGCACCACAGTGGGTGACCTCTCTGACGGGCCTCACGGGCGTTTCGTCGTCCGGCTTGACCAACACCAGCCTGACCGCTGGCCGCGTTGTCTACAGCACCACTGGTGGCGCTCAGACCGATTCTGCGAACCTGACCTTCGACGGCACCACGCTGACCGCCGCTGGCCTTGCCACGGGCGGCGTTTCCACGCTGGATAAACTGGTCAAGATTGGCGACAGCGGCTTCACCCTGCCTGCTGTGCTGTCTGCCACGGCCCCAGCCAAGCTCTACGTCAGTACCGCGACAGTGACAGACGGCTCGAGCGCCGCTGGTGCGACCAACACGCTTGGCACGATTGCTTCGCTCGGCTCCACCACGGTGGCCGCATCGAATACTGGCGTGACCTACACCAACCTTGCGACCTTGTATATCGCAGGCGCTCCGACGGCTGGCACCAACGTCACGATTACCAACCCGTACTCTCTGTACGTTGCTGGAGGAGCATCTTACTTTGGTGGTGGTGTTACTTATGGCGGCAATCTGACTGTTACCGGAAACCTTCAGGTTGATGGAAACACCACTTTAGGGAATGCAAGCACAGACACTGTGACGGTCAATTCTGCGGCGTGGACGCTTAACTACGATGTCACCGCGACTATGGCCGCTGGTACTGGTTTAATTACAAGTTCGGCTTCTGCGGTTGTCCCCGGCACTGAGGGTAACTACCCGCTTCGTGTTGGGTACACGGGGTACAACGGCTCCCTTGCGTTTGGTGTTGATGCCTCATACGGCTACATCCAAACTTTCAACAGCAAGCCCCTGTACATCCAGCCGTCTGGTAATCAAATTCACTTTGGCGACAACGTATTGTTCAAGGGGGCCAACCCTCGCATCAACATGAATGGTAGTGCAACCAATCAGGTTGCATCTATCGTGAACGGTAACGGCGGCTCTACCGTAATTAAGATTGCCTCTGCTGGCATTCAGTTTGCCAACGACTACGAGACAACTTACACCTACATGGACTCCGCTGGGACGTACATGTATGACACCAATGCCAACGCTGGTAGCGTGAAATTGTTGGTGACCAATGGAGCAAACGGATTCCCTGTTACTTCTGGGTCAACCCAGACCTACGGCGCTTTGCGCTTGCGTGGTGGTGACAACGCTGTCTTGGATTTTGGCGTAAACGGCGGCAATGGTTCTTGGATTCAGTCCACAGACAAATTGTCTTTGGCAAACTTCTACAACTTGTACCTCAACCCCCGTGGTGGTGACATCAAAATCAACACGGTAAGCACTGCCAATGGCTTTACTGGGTTGTACCCAAAGATCATGGCTTTGGCGGACAACACCAAAGCAATCGGTGAATTTGTTTCCGGCGGCGGCGGTCGTGGTCTTTATATCCTGTCTTACGGCGCAGGCTCTGTTGCTTCTGGCAGTGACTTTTATGTGCTGGAGTCAAACGCACTCTCCACCGGAACTTATGGTGCGTACACCTCTATTTCGTCAATGCGCTATCGTGTCGGTACCGGTTTTTATAGCGACACGCCGCTGTACATTAACAACGGCGGCGGAAGTGTCCTTGTTGGGCCTCCCGATGCCGATTTGTTTAGTGGCGGCAGTGTTCGTCTCATTGCGAGGACGGCTACAAACGCTTGGCCTGCAACATCTGGAACAACGCAGACTGCCGCCTTGCGGTTGTGCGGTGCGGATAACGCCGTTCTTGACATGGGCTTGAACAGCGTCAACACTTGGATTCAAGCAACCGACAAGTCTGGCCTGAACAACTACTACTACCTGAACCTCAATCCTCGTGGCGGGTATGTCGGAATCAATGGCGGCACAAGTACCCCAAGCGATACCCTTCATGTTTTTGCGGCGACAAACTACGGCATAACAATTGCCGCCACAGACAATCCAACATTTACGTTGATTGACACCGGAAACTCAACCAGCAAGATTCGCACTGTTGGCGACAACTTCTCGTTCGACACCTACAACATTACGGGTGCCATGCGTATCCGTGGTTCTGATGGTCGAGTGACGATTGCGGGTGGCGATAGCTCATATGGGAACTATCTGAACGTTCGGACGCCTTCAAGCATTACAACTGGAACTCAAGATAGCTACGCACTTGGCGTTGGCGTTGGCTCTTCAAACCAATGGACAGTCGGGACTCTTACTGGCGCGGCAGTTTACATTCAGTCGTGGTCTTCGTTGCCAATGGTTTTCAACAGCCAAGGCAATGCTGTCTGGTTTCCAGGGTCATATGCCTCTACTACGGGAAGTGCCGCAAACTGTTTCATCGATTCCAACGGTGAGATCAAGCGATCCACTTCGTCTCTGAAATACAAGCAAGACATCGTGGATGCTGTTCATGGTCTTTCCGAGGTCATGCAGTTGCGCCCGATCACCTACAAAGCAAAACCAACATTCAGCAAGAACGACAAAGGCGAGATGATTGCCAACCCCGTGAGCGGCCAAGTGTTCGGCGGTTTGATTGCTGAAGAAGTCCATGCGCTCGGCTTGACTGAGTTTGTTCAATACGGCCCGGATGGTGATCCCGAAGGACTGGCTTATGGCAACATGGTGTCCTTGTTGACCAAAGCAATCCAGCAACTCAAAACTCAATTTGATGCGTATGTCGCATCGCACCCCTGAAAGGAAAAATCATGACAGCAACAATGGAATGGATCGTTGAGTCGATGTCTTGCTACCCCGCTGATGCTGGGGAGTCTGACGTTGTTTTCTCGGTGGCTTGGCGTTGCCGTGGCACACAGATGAACGCCGGGGAGCCTGTAATTGGTTCAATTCCGGGTAACCAGAGTGTGACCTACACGGCTGGTTCTCCGTTCACACCCTATGCTGATCTGACTCAGGATCAGGTTCTTGGGTGGATTTGGAAATCTGAATCCAACCCTGATGGTGTGGACAAAGACGCAATTGAAGCCCAGATTCAAGCGCAGATTGACCGTCGAATCAATCCTCCTGTGGTAACTCCTCCTTTGCCTTGGTCAACCCCTGCGGCATAATTAAGAAGGGCATACCGCTGGCCCAAACAGCGGAGTTTTTGGAGATTGAAAAATGGAAAAACTGGCACTTTCAACCAACCTGCTGAATGCAATTCTTCAGTACCTCGACACTCGTCCTCACAACGAAGTTCGTCGTCTGATCGATGCGATTCAAGCAGAAGCACAACAAGCCGTTCAGAGCGCTCCTGCCGCCCCTGACGCCGCTCAAGCCCAGCCGGAGTAAGCGGATGGAAAACCAGCCCCTTTTCAATCTGATCATCACTGCATCCGGTGCGATTGGGGGCTGGATGCTTAAAGTCATTTGGGACGCAATACGCGATCTCAAACAAGACATCAGCAATCTCAACAAAGAGATGCACCAAGATTTCGTTCGACGCGATGACTTCAGTGATGCAGTCAAGCGCATCGAATACATGTGCGAGCGGATCTTCGACAAGCTCGACGGGAAGGCGGACAAGTAATGGAACCCAACGACCTCAAACTGCTCAAAGCACAAGCCCAAGCCGAACTCAATCGGCTCGAGGCTCAAAGCTCTGCAAAAGAGGTCGCTGGCAAGGCCATCGGCAAGCACGGTCTTGCCTACATCACCGCGATTGTGTGCGTGGGTGTGGGGGCCAGCTTGATGCTCGAGGAATCCAAGATCGCCGCAGTCATCGGGCTCGTGTCCGCCGCTCTCACCGCCCTGATCGCCATGCTCAATGGCATCGCCGGGGCCAATCCCAAGCAGGAGAAGCCTGAGTTCGAGGTGATCAAGTCACTGATCGAGCGCCTCGACCGTCTGGCTGAGAGGGAGCCTCCAATGACCGTCTCCGTGGATGGTGACAAGGTTACCGTCACCAAGGGGGATGATCAAGTCAAAACCTCGAGGAGTGCATGATGTTCGATCTGATCGGTGGTGGAATCCTAGGCTCCCTTCTCGGGGGCATTTTTCGTTTGGCCCCTGAGGTCATCAAATACTTCGACAAGAAGAACGAGCGCCAGCACGAGTTGGCTATGTTCGACAAGCAGTGCGACCTCGAGAAGGTGCGTGGCCAGATCCGCCTCGAGGAGATCGGTGCCCAGCGCGACATGGCTGTCGATGTGGGCGTCATGGACGCCTTCAAAGCCGCCATCGACCAGCAGACCGAGATGGTCAGGGCCGCAGGGGGCTGGGTGGCCTCTCTGAGCGCTTCTGTGCGCCCGGTGATGACCTACTACCTCCTGCTCCTCTACGGCGTCGCCAAGACCGCCTCCATCGTTCTGGCTCACCTTGCTGGCCAGCCCATGCTCGAGGTGCTCAAAGCCGCGTGGGGAGTTGATGACATGGCCCTGCTGTCGGGCGTCGTGAACTACTGGATCCTCGACCGCACCTTGGCCAAGAGAGGGCTCGCATGAATCTGGAGGTTGCCACAGAGTTGTGTCGCAGGTTCGAGGGCTTCCGCTCGAAGCCCTACCTGTGCCCTGCTGGCATCCCCACAATTGGCTACGGCTCCACCTTCTACGGTGATGGCCGCAAGGTAACCCTCGAAGACCCGCCCATGGATGAGCCCACGGCTCGCGCTCTGCTGGTCTCTGAGTTGATGCACCGCTACGCCCCGGGCGTCATTCGTCAGTGCCCCATCCTGCTCACGTTGGCCATGCAGGCCAATGACTGGGCCAAGCTCAATGCCATCGTGGACTTCGCCTACAACCTCGGCGTGGGGCGCTTGCAGACCAGCACCTTGAAGCGCAAGATCAACGCGCAGGACTGGGAAGGAGCCAAGGAGCAGTTGATGCTCTGGGTGCGTGGTGGTGGCCGGGTGTTGCCCGGTCTGGTGGCTCGCCGAAAGGCGGAGTGTGCCTTGTTTTAATATGCCATGGAGCCTAAAATGTCAACAAAAGCTGTTTGGGAAAAGC